AGAGATGAGATAAGAAGTACAACAAGGGATATAAATACCTTAAAGTCAGAGATGCATGAAATTAAAAACCTTCTGACAAGATTAGTGGATAAAGAATAATGGCAATAACATCAAGTGCAGTAATTCCAAGTAACAGCCTTGAAGAATTCAGAATACAGTTCAACAAGTTAGTTGTTGATGTTGATGGTGTTGAGTCTGGGAATTCATTTGGAGCTTCTATCATTTTTGAGGGTGCTACAGCAGATGCTTATGAAACCACACTTATAGTAGTGGACCCTACTGCTGATCGTACTATCACGTTGGCCAATGCTACTGGTACTGTTCTTACAACTGGAAACTCTGATGCTGGAACAACAACAACAAGTTCTAGTGATGCAGATTTTGTTCTTGTAGATGATGCTGGTGTTCTTAAAAAAATCACTCCAGCAAATCTGGGAGTCGGAACACCAACAGATATCACGGTTGCTGATGAGTCTTCTGACACAACATGTTTTCCGTTATTTGCTACGGCTGCAACTGGGGATCTAGGACCAAAGTCTGGGTCTAATCTTACATTTAATTCCAGTACTGGACTCTTGGGTGCTACTAAACTTTCAGTTGCCGATGCTGGAACTATTGGTTCTGCTTCATCAGCTTCTGCTATAACGATTGCTTCTACAGGTATTGTAACCTTTGTAGATGATGTAGTGATAAAAGACGGTGGTACTATTGGTGTAACTTCTGCTGCAACTGCAATGACAATATCTTCTGGTGGTATCGTAACCTTTGTAGATGACATCAAGATTAAAGATGGTGGTACAATTGGTAGTGCTTCTACTGCAGCTGCAATTACAATATCTTCAGCAGGACTTGCAACTTTCTCTTCGAGTGCTGTAGTTAACGGGACAATAACAGGTACTTCTGTAAAGGACGAGGATAATATGGCTAGTAATAGCGCCACTCATTTAGCATCTCAACAAAGTATTAAAGCATACACGGACACCAAAGCAAGTGTCGGTATTGCCATAGCGTTAGGAGGCTAAAATGGCAGAAACTTTTCATATGACAAACGTGGATGTAGGTACATCAGACGGAACTGTTCTTACAGCAGGGGGATCTGAAACTTTTGTAATTATCGGCTGCCAGGTTGCAAATATGCACGCTACTACGGCCTGCCATTTAACAACTACTGTGTATCAGAGTGGCGGTGGTACAAATGCCATCATCTGTAATCAGACAAATATACCAATTAACGATTCTCTTAATCCCATCCAAGGTAAGTTGGTACTAGAAACAGGAGATTATATCAAAATGGACGCTGAAAATGCTAGTTCGTTAGAAGCTACAATTTCTTATCTGAAGCAGACGTAAAATGAGCAACTATCTTATAGGCACTGACCCCACTCTGCGAAAGACCAAAACTCCAACCGTTACTGCCCTTGCGGCAGGCGTTGGATTTACAGCCGGCACGTCTACTGCTATAACTCTTGGTGCAGATCCTGGCTCAGAAGAACATGTAATTGTAACTATGGATGGTGTGACTCAGCATAGATCAACGTACTCAGTTAGTGGCACAACATTAACTTTTGATGCTGCAATACCTACTGGTACAGCACAGATTGAAGCAACATTTGGTGTTCCAGTTAGCAGTGTAACAGTTCCCGACAACTCTGTTACTCTTGCAAAATTAGCTGGAGGAACTGATGGGAATATTATATCTTTTGATTCTTCGGGCGATCCAGTAGCGATAGCAACTGGTACTTCAGGCCATTTTCTGAAATCACAAGGAGCAGGAGCACAGCCAGTATTTGCTGCTGACAATAAAGGTGGGTTAACATTTATCAGCAACACAGATATTTCTAACGCTGCAACGTATGATTTTGAGTCCTTTACAGCGGCAAGCTATGAACATTATTTATTTATCTTGCAGAATTTAATACCAGCTACAGATGATCAACATTTTCATGCACTAATAAGTACAGACGGCGGTAGCAGTTATGATACTGGTTCAAGTCAGTATGATTGGGGGGGAAGAAGTTTGAGTGGTAATTTGACTTTGGCTGGTGATCAATCGAGTTCAGAGGAACAATTTTCTCTTACAGGTGATCAAACAACTTCGCAAAGGCGTATAGGGTCTGATACCAACGAGTCAGGTGTCAGTGGTCAGATCTGGCTGTATGGGCCGCACACAACCTCATATACGCATTTTCTTTCACATATTATAGCACAAGGGGCAGATGGTGGGTTTGCAAGTGCAGAGATCGGAGGAGCAAGGTTAACAGGAGCTGATGTGGATGGCTTTCGCCTGAAATTTGCTAGCGGCAATATTGAAAGCGGAACGGTTACAGTATTTGGCATAGCCAATTCGTAGTAAGGAGGAATAAATGGCAAACTACATGAAATGCGTAGCTGGTATAGGTAACGTCGAAATGAGCGACGAAGAGCATGCTGCTAGAATTGCAGAGGAGAAAGCGTGGGAAGACGCTAAACCAGCGAGAGCGTTTCACGGACTGAGAAGTGACCGCAATGAGAAGCTAGCAGAAACAGATTTTTACGCAAATTCAGACGTTACAATGTCTGATGATATGAAAGCTTATCGTAAAGCTCTCAGAGATTTGCCGGCAAGCTATAATAACTCAACCGTAGTAGGAACTATAACATGGCCAGAAAAACCGTAGGAGAGGAATAGATGGCAACAACTAAAGTAGATATAAATCTAATTTCAGCCACAGGAACTGCCAGCTCATCCACATTTCTGCGGGGCGATGGAGCGTGGCAAGGTGCTAGTTTTGAAGCTCTGATTGGTTCTACTGTTATATCAAATGACGCAACTATTAGTTTTACCGTAGATACAACATACGATGTTTACAAATTCGTTATTGTTGACTGCGTTCCTGCGACAGACAATGTAGATTTATGGATGCGATTTGGTGATTCTGGCGGCGTTGATTCTGGAGCTTCAGATTATGGTTGGGTGTTGACTGATCATAGAGCCGATTCTGCTACAGCTGGATCATCTGCTATAGTTCTTGGTGCTAATGATAATGCTGATGCACAGATGAAAATATGCCTTTCAAATGCGGCTGGAACTGGAAGTGCAACAGGAGAAGGTTGTAACGCAATTGTTCACGTTTTTGCAAATGAGACTAGCGGTGGTACGATGAATACTTCATATACTACTGAGGGAGTATTACTAGATTCTGGAACTAAGTTGGCAGGAATGCAAGGGGCAGGATGTAGATTTACACCTTTAGTTCTCACGACTGTTCAGTTCTTATTTGAGAGCGGTAATTTAACCTCAGGGCGAATAACCTGTTTTGGTAAAAAACATGCCTAATAATGGAGTACAGTAGATGGCAAATTATATGAAGAACGTCGATGGCATCAGAACTGAAATGTCAGATGAGGAACATGCAGCTAGACTTGCGGAGGAAAAAACTTTTGAGGATAATAAACCAATTAAAGCCTTTGATAGATTGAGAATGGAACGTAATCGGAAGTTAGCAGAAACAGACTTTTACGGAGCTTCAGACCTTACAATGTCTGACGATATGAAGGCTTATAGAAAAGCTCTCAGAGATTTGCCAGCAACACTCAATAATACTACCGTATTACAAACTATAACATGGCCAACCAAACCATGATAAATATTGAGATAGTTACAGAAAGGGCAAAATTATGAGTCAATATCTTACAGGACTTAACCTCCTTGACCCAGGCGTTAAACGTTATAACGGTGGCACTTCCACTTTTACAATGGATAATAATGGTACGACCAACGGAACGCTGTTATGGGTAAGCGGCGTTGCTCAGGTTCCTGGCACTGACTACAACGTCAGTGGCGCTACAATTACTACAACTACTGCGGCTCCAGCCGGCACTAATACTGTTGTTTCACTTCAACTGTTTGAAACTGGAATTGTTAATACAGTTGCTGATAATGGAGTAACGACTGCTAAGATAAATGACGATGCAGTTACTCTTGCTAAGATGGCCAGTGGAACCGATGGAAATATTATTTCGTATGATACTTCGGGCAATCCTGTAGCAGTAGCAACTGGATCAGATGGCCAAGTACTAACATCATCAGGTGCTGGAGCAGTTTGTGCTTTTGAAACTTTAACTGCTGGCTTCACTCTAGCAACAGAACAGGCAACAACTTCTGGTACATCAGTAACCTTCGGCTCTATCCCTGCTGGTACCAAGATGATCAACATGCAGATGGCTGGCGTGAGTTTTTCATCAGGGGCCACTGAACTGTGTATTCAGATTGGAGATAGTGGCGGCTATGAAACCAGTTCCTACCTGGGTCGGACTTCTGATCACGCTGGTAGTATGGCTGCATTGAGTAATGCTTTCCAGATGACCAACGGTGGTGACGGCTCCCACGTTTATCACGGCCAGGCCATACTAACTCTGGAAGACTCAAGTGATTATACGTGGACAGGCTTTTGGG